ATTTGGGTGTGTAATCGGTGATGAAGCTCATATGTTTAAAGCAAAATCACTCACAGGTATTATGACTAAGTTAAACCAATGTAAGTATAGATTCGGTCTTACAGGGACGCTAGACGGTACACAGACACACCAATTAGTATTAGAGGGACTATTTGGTGCAGTTAAAAAAGTAGTTACAACAAAAGAACTTATTGATAAAAATACTCTTGCTAATTTAAAAATTAAGTGTGTTATACTTAAACATGATAGTATTAGAGAGAAAATGACTTATGCTGAAGAACTGGAATATCTTGTTACTAATGAAAAAAGAACTGATTTTGTAGTTAATCTATTACGCCATCTTAACGGTAATACTTTATGTCTTTATCAGCTAGTAGAAAAACATGGTAAAATATTGAATGATAAAATGAAAGATTGTGAAAATGTATATTTTGTTTATGGGGGAACTGATACAAGTGAAAGGGAAAAGATACGAGGGTTGGTTGAGAAACAAACTAAGTCTACGACTATCGCATCATATGGAACTTTTAGTACTGGTATTAACATTCGTAATATTCACAACATCGTGCTTGCAAGTCCATCTAAATCAAAAATACGTGTTTTGCAATCCATCGGCAGAGGGCTGCGTACATCATCAAATAAAGATTCTGTTTTAGTGTATGATATTGCAGATGATATAAGTTATAATGACAGAAGAAACTTTACTTTAAATCATTTTACAGAACGACTAAATATATATAATGAAGAACAATTCGATTATGATATAAGTAAGGTAAAATTATGAGTGATGAAAAATCAGAAGATTTTGAAGTAAGTATCAGAGTGTTGGGTAATGAAATGTTGGCTTTAAAAATGGCAACAACTCAAACATCTAATAAATGGATGTTTGCATCTATATTAACACTAGGTTTATTAATATGGGGAGTTTCAATATTTGGGCCTTCTATAATAACATTTATGAAAGGTGTAGGAGTTTAATATGCACAATTCTAAAAGAAATGATATTTCTTATAAAGTTATTAAATTAACTAACGGTGAAACTATTATTGCATCTTTAACAGCTGATAATAATAAAGATATAGAAATACAAAATCCTTTACTTATGACTATTGTTTCTCAAAGAACAGATATACGTAGAGGCGATAATGACTCTTTAAATTTAAGTCGTTGGATTGAACCATACACAGAACAAAAATATTTTAATATTAGAAAATCTACAATAATCACAATGGCATCTGCATCGATAGGACTATCTAGATATTATGAATACTTCATAGGAAAAATGGAAGCTTGGTTAGAAGATGAACATAATTCTGAATCAAAATCATTTGAAGAAGAATATACTGATGAAGAAATATATGATGAACTATTAGCAGAACTAGAGTTAGATAATAAACTTATTCATTAACCCCTCAACATAGTTGAGTATATACAGGTTTATAGGTATTGTCAATTCCCTTTTTAAATAAAGATAATATTTTAAGTTCCTTGACAAAAGTGTTTCAGTAGTCTATATTAAGGATAATGATACTCATAAGGAGATTTAAATCTAATGGCTGAAAAGAAAACAAAGCCTCATTACGTAGATAATAAAGTGTTTCTGCAAGCAATGATTGATTGGCGAGAAAAGTGGACTGATGATAAAAAAGAAACACCAAAACCACCAGTTACAAATTATATTGGAGAGTGTTTTTTAAAAATTGCAACTCATCTAGCATATAGACCTAACTTTATAAATTATACATATAGAGAAGAAATGGTATCTGATGGTATTGAGAATTGTTTACAATATGCCCAGAACTTTAATCCAGAGAAATCTAAGAATCCTTTTGCGTATTTCACACAAATTATATACTATGCTTTTCTTAGAAGGATTGCAAAAGAAAAGAAACAAACTCATGTCAGAAATAAATTGATAGAGACTGCAAATTATGAATCTTGGACTACAATGCCTGGAGATGATACTGGGTATTCTGTTGTTGGTTTTGATCCTACAGTAATGCTTCCAGATGAAGATGTTTATAAACCAAAGAAAAAAGTACCAGCTGCCAAAAAAGGACTAGAAAATTTTATGGAAGACGAAATTGATATGGTAGCTGAAAGAGGCCACGATTGAAAATTGCGATTATAACTGATACGCATTTTGGTGCTCGCAATGACAATCAAAACTTTAGTGATTTTTTCTTTAAATTCTATGAAGAAGTATTCTTTCCTACATTAGTAGAAAGAGGTATAACTACCTGTATTCATATGGGTGATGTTATGGATAGGCGTAAGTATGTTTCATATAAAACAGCTACAGATTTTAGAAAAGGTTTTGTAAATCGTTTTAAAGAACTTAATATAGATTTACATATTACTGTTGGTAATCATGATACGTATTATAAAAATACAAGTGAAGTAAATTCTATGGAAGAACTTGCTGGGTATGGTAAAATATATACTGGCCCTAAAGTTGTAGAGTTTGATGGAACACCTATACTCTTAATGCCTTGGATAAATGCAAACAATTATGACGAATCTATAAAAGAATTAAATACAGCTAAATCTGATATTCTTATGGGTCACTTAGAAATTGCTGGTTTTCCAATGAATAGTCAAGGTATGGTTTCTGAAGGTGGTTGGGATAAGGAAAGTTTTAAAAGATTTGAAACTGTATTCAGTGGACACTTTCACCATAAAAATGATGATGGCCAGATATACTATCTAGGCACACCTTATGAAATTTATTGGAATGATTGTGATGATCAAAAAGGATTTCATATATTTGATACTGCAACTAGAGAATTAGAACGTATCGTGAATCCTTTTACATTATTTAAAAAGATTTACTATGATGATTCTCAAAATGATTATAGCAAATATGATGTTACCAAATACAAAGATCATTATGTAAAAGTTATTGTTGTAAACAAAAAAGATTTATATGGATTTGATAAATTTACAGACAAGCTTTTGAGAGCAGATTGTCATGATGTAAAAATAATTGAAGACTTTAGTGAACTTGATGCAAGTAATGTATCAGATGATATTGTTGAAAATACGGAAGACACACTAACACTACTTGATAAGTATATTGATGAGCTTGATATTACTCTTAGTAAAGACAGACTCAAAACTACTATGAAAAGTTTATATAACGAGGCTCAGGACTTAGAACTTTGATAATTTTTAAATATGTGCGTTGGAAGAACTTTCTTTCGACAGGTAATAACTTTACCGAAATTCAACTAGACCGAAATTCAACAACACTTATCATAGGTGAAAATGGAGCAGGAAAATCTACTGTTCTTGATGCATTATGCTTTGGTTTGTTTGGTAAACCATTTCGTGGTATCAACAAAGCTCAATTGATTAATTCAGTCAATATGAGTGGTGCTATGGTTGAAGTTGAATTTGAGATAGGCTCAAAGAAAATAAAAGTGGTGCGTGGAATCAAACCAAATGTATTTGAGATATATGTTAATGGTAAGATGTATAATCAAGATGCAAATTCAAGAGACTATCAAAAATATCTTGAGCAACAAATTTTGAAATTAAACTACCGTAGTTTTACTCAGGTTGTTATTCTTGGTAGTTCTACTTTTATACCTTTCATGCAGCTAAAGTCTAGGCATCGCCGTGAAGTGGTTGAAGAGATACTTGATATACAAATATTCTCTCTTATGAATATGTTACTAAAACAGAAGCTAAAAAACAATGCTGAAGAAATTCGTGATATAGAATATAAGTCTAGTCTTACAGAAGAAAAGATTGATTTACAAGACAATTATATTGATGAGATGAAAAAGAATAAAGATAAATCACTCAAAGAAAAGACAATTCTATTTGCTTCAAATCAAGAAGAAATACACAAAAGACAGGATAAAGTTAACCTTTCTGAAAATACTAATATTGAATTAATAAAACAAATTAGTGATTCTGATTCTATAAAATCTAAGTATCAAAAATTGCAGAGTATAAAGTCTACTCTTAGTGAAAAACATAGAGCCCATTCTTCAACAATAAACTTCTTTGAAACAAATGAAGATTGTCCTACTTGTCAGCAGCATATTAGTGAATTATTTAAAACTGATATTATTAAAACAAAAGTAAAAGATACAGATAAAATATCTAAAGGTTTATCAGAGTTAAAGGATCAATTAGAAAAATATAAAGAACGTCAAAAAGAAATTGTTGAGGTTGCTAATAATATCAGAGAACACGAAGTTCAAATTGCAAAAGATAATGAATCTATTCTGCAGCTAGAAAAGTTCAACAGCACTTTACAATCTGAAATAGATCAACTGCAACACGCTGATGTTAATAAAAATGATTACGAAAAACTTGGAGAGTTAAAAACTTCACTCATAAATCTTAGAGAACAAAAATCAAAATTGATTGAAGATAAAACATATTCTGAAACTGCAAAAAATATGCTTCAAGATACAGGTATTAAGACAAAGATAATAAAACAATATCTACCTATTATGAATAAGCTTATCAATACATATCTTACTTCTATGGAGTTCTATGTTAACTTTACTTTAGATGAAAGTTTTGAGGAAACAATTAAGTCACGCTATCGTGATGATTTTTCTTACTCTTCATTTAGTGAAGGTGAGAAGATGCGTATTGATTTAGCTTTACTCTTTACTTGGCGTGCTGTTGCAAAGATGAAAAACTCTGCAAATACTAATCTACTTATACTTGATGAGATATTTGATAGCTCACTTGATGGTACAGGTACAGATGAGTTTCTAAAGATTCTTAATACTCTAGGTAATGAAAATGTATTTGTAATTAGTCATAAACAAGATGCTCTTGCAGATAAATTTAGAAGTACAGTTAAATTTGAAAAAATCAAAAACTTTAGTCATATGAGTTAATTATGGGAAAACGATCAGACTTTGAGAGAAAACCAAGAGACTTCTATCCTACGCCGATAGAAGCTGTAGAACCTTTAATTGAACATCTTCCTAAAGAATTTAGTTTTGCAGAACCATGTGCTGGAGATGGAGCATTATGTGGCCACCTAGAATGGTATGATGGTGTTTGTATGTGGGCAAGTGATATAGAACCACAAGCTGAAGGTATATATAAAGACTCGTTTGAGAATGTTGGTAAAGATAAGTTATTAGAATCAGAATATATAATTACAAATCCGCCATGGGATAGGAAAATTCTACATCCTATGATAGAACATTTTTCTGAGTTAAAACCTACTTGGTTACTTTTTGATGCTGATTGGGCCCATACTAAACAGTCTGCTTCTTATATGAAGAAGTGTGCTAAGATAGTTAGTGTCGGCCGAATCAAATGGTTTGGTAACATGACAGGCAAAGATAACTGTGCATGGTATCTTTTTTATAAAAACGATATTGAAACAAAATTTTATGGGAGAACATAATGTCAACATACAAATTAATTGAGAACAATAACCCTATACTTTCTATACCATTGGCAGGAT